TAAGGAATTAAACAAGTCTTATCCATTTAAACATACAAACAACTTTATTGATAATGTAATTGTTATTGTAGGATTGATTTGTATGTTTCTTGGTGGTTATTGTCTAGTGGATAACTATAATGTGTATAACAAAGCAGATATTACACAAGCACTGGGATACAAACCTACTGTAACAGAAGATGCCATAACTTTTGATAATGTTCCTAATGCGATTGCGTGGTTACAAATACCTGATACTCATATAGATTACCCTATTATGCAAGGGAAAGATAATTTAGAGTATATAAATAAAGACTGTTTTGGTAAATACTCACTTGCAGGAAGTATTTTCTTAGATTTTAAGAACGATAGCTCATTTATTAATGATTACAGCATCATATATGGACATCACATGGCAGGCGGAAAGATGTTTGGTGATTTAGAGAAGTTTATGGATAATAAATTCTTTTCTAAACATTTAACAGGGTATTTATTAACAAAAGAAAAAGTGTATCGTATAACATTTACTAGATGTTTTGAAACCAGTGCTTATGATAAGGAAGTTTTTTCTTTGGATATTGACAATTCAGAGAGAAGGTTCTATAATGGTGGAAAGACAGTTGCTCTAACAACCTGTAAGACAACTACAGATACAAATAGAACTGTGTTAGTAGGTGAGTTAGAGGAAATTTCAAAAGAGCAATATAGAGGTGAGTATAGTGGAAGAAATTAAGAATTATTTAATTGAAAATAATTATGTTGTTAGGGTTTTAGAGAATAACCTTACAAGAATGGTTGGGGTAAAGGTTATTAAGGATAAACTTATCAATGTATATATTTCCTATCGAGGTGGGGAATACGAGACAACAGCTTATATACACCAAAGACAAGATAAAACACGAAAGATTACAACACAGGTATCCGACCAAGTTGAAATGATTAAACAGATTAAATCATTAGAGGAGAGTTGCACATGGTAAAACTATTAAAGAAAATGATTATTACCCTATTAGTTGTGCTAGGGATTACAGTAACAACGAATGCTTCATATAGCGTTGTTATTACTATTCCAATTGAGTCTGATTCTTCTTCTCCAATTTTCATAGAAGAAAATGGGAAAAAGCAAGAAATTACTAGCAATGAATTGAGATTAGAATATGATAAAGTTGGCACTCATGAGTACACTATTTATGCAGATGGATATAATGAAAAGTATTCATTGAGTGTATTTGTAGGAACAACTGATAGTGGAGTACTTTATGTAGAAGGTGTATTAACTGCTGACAATGAAACAAAGGTAGATAAGATTACCTTCAAAAAGACTACCAACGATATTGAAAAGCCAAATAACGATGAACCAAAGGTGGATACAAAGAAGAGTGTTGATAAGATTGGTACAGGTGTGGTAGATAATCCTGTAATGTGGGGTGCAATTATTGCATTAGTATTATCATTATTATATCTTTCAAAGGGAGATAAAAAATGTTAGAACCATTAAACATGATAGTCATAACACTCTCCTGCTTTGTATTTATAGGGATTGTGTTATACCTTGTTAGACACCATGCTTTGTGGATGTTGGGAATTATTGCACTTCCAATCTACACTATACTAACAATTAATTTTATTGTATTATGGGCAACAAATACCCTTTTAGTTAGTTCATATATTGTAACTGTTTGTATTATCTTGTGTTGGGATTTTGTAATCGGGGTCTCCGTAATTAAATTTAAGAATATGTGGGTAGTTCTTAGCTACATTATTATGTTTGCACTGATATTACTAGGAGGACTACTATGATTAAGGCAATTATATGTGTATTATTCTCTTTGTTATCACTAACTGGATGTGCAAAGAATGAAAAAGTTTTCAAGAAAGATGATAGTGTAATTATTGTACGCCACGATGCAGATACAATTACTACAGTAACATTCACGGACAATTACCCAGTTGGAGATTATTCCTCAAAGATGGATAAGGAAAAAGAAGTTAAAGAATCCTATACAGAAGTATTAACAAAACTATTTTCATCAGGTGCAGTAGTAGATGTTAATACAGAGATTACTGATAGTCGTATTAAGGTTATTAGTACATTAGATTTTAGTAAGATTACAAACCTTTCTGAGTTTGGCATAAAATCTCCTTATCCATCTCTAACAGAATTTAGTAAGTTCCTGACCGATAGTGGTTGGAAACAGTGATATTACCTGTTGACAAGACAGTGTAAGTTGTGCTAATATTATTGTTGTAAGGAGAAATACATGATTGAACAATTGGAAGAACAATTGGAACAACTATTCATCAACCAAGGGATTGGGTCGTGGTTGTGCCCAGATGACCACATTAGTGGTGCAAAACAAGCGGTAGAACGTTGGAAGAAAACAACAAAGTACGTGTCACAAACAGATGACGTGTATCTTGAGGCATTAAAACTTCGCTTAAAGCAGGGTGGAGTAGAAATTTAAGAAAGACTTTAAAAGTCATAGGAGAGAAAATTATGGAAAATTATGAAGTATTCGGTAAAAAGGTAGTAAAGTGTCGTACAGTAGCATTAAAGACACATGCTTGGTTATTTGATAAGTATAACTTGCCTTTAAGTGCATTAGCATTAGTGAAGGAAGATGATTGTGGGTGTGATGTTACTGAGTTCACATCAGTTGCTAAGTGTCACGAAGAAGATATGTTCGATGAACATAAGGGTATGCGAATTGCATCTGCCAAGAACCAGATTAAGTTGCATAACAAGCGTATGAGGGACTTACAAAAGGTTCGCACACAGTTATTGAAGGAGTTGGAAAAGGTAGAAGAATTGTTAAGCGAAGAAACTGCCAAGACTGCTCATCAGATTGTGTTGCTAGGAGAAGCAGAAAAGTACTAAAGGTGTAAATTTGTACACCTTTTTTATTTTTACCTATTGACAGTTTTTCGTATTTTTGCTATAATATTGATAGCATATAGTACTATATGTACTGTATTATAGGAGAAATATATGGAAGAAAGAACTCAGTTAATTAAAGATGGAAAGATGCGTGTATTAAAGAAAAATGAGCATCGTTTTTCAGTATTATTTTTTGATAAGGTGTTTTACATCATTGAGGCAGAAGATTTGCCATTTAGAACATTACTAAGTGTAGCAGTTATGCAAAAAGACCATACAGTGCTAATACCAATTTATGAGAGTATTGCACATATTTGGCACGTAATGAATCAAGTAGAGCGTCTATCCACTAGAGAAATGTTACATATGATGAAGAGAGTGGAAGTAGAAAAGATGAAGGAATTTTTGGATAATAACCCAGACTTGGAATATGCTAAGCCTGAACAAGTTAAGTGGCATGCTTAATTTGTACTAGTAAGAAAGGAGTGATACTTTGGAAAATTATGCAGGGCTATTTTTACTGTTTGTATTAACACTTGTATCATCTACAACTGCTAATTTGAGAAGTGTCCTACTTGTAAAGGGTGATAAGATACAGACAATGGTAATTACTGCAATTGATGCCACTGTCTATGCTTACCTATTTAAGAACCTAACAAGAGGGGATGATATTTACTCTGTATTAGTGTTTGTGTTGGGTAAGTGTTTGGCAGTTGAATTATCAAATATCTTATTGTCAAGAACGAATAAAACCGTGTATAAGTGTAATGTGTATCTAAACAGTTATGAAGCAAGTGGTTTAGAATCATTTTTGTTTGCTCAAAACATTTCATTCTCTAGGGTAGAAGAGACATTCTTACATAGCGAAAGAATAAAGGTAATTATGCACGTAACTCGACAACAATATCAAAAGATGCTGGAGTATTTAAAGAGTGTTGGTATTGATAATCCAACATTAGACCTATCAGAAGTAAAGGTTAAAGGTAATATTGAACGGAGAACGTATGGGAAATAATGATATTTTAGTTGTTGGAGATGTGCATTTTGTTAATACATCTTACATTAAGGATAGATTAGACTATTGTGTAGATAGTTTAAATTGGGTAGAGCAAGAGGCCACAAAACTTGGAGTTAAGAAGATTATCTATGTAGGTGATTTCTTTGACCGTTCTGATGTAAATGCAGAAGAAATTAGTGCTTTAGCAAAAGTTCAGTGGTCTAACTGTGAACATATTGTTATTGTAGGTAATCATGAGTTAAGTAAGGAAAGTAACTCTGTTTTATTACTTCAATTCTTAGGATTTAAGGTTATTAGTGAGATTGAGAACATTGATGGTATATTATATGTACCATATCTATACAATCCTGATAAGTTTGATTATTCCCTTTTAGAAAACGCTGATATTGCTATTAGCCATAATGATATTGCAGGTATTCAGGTTGGTAAGTTCAAGACTGTAAATGGACTTGATTTAGAAAAGTTAAAACGTGCAAAGTTATTCATTAATGGGCATATCCATAACGGTGCTTATTTAGCAGATAATGTGTTAAACATTGGAAACTTTGTAGGTCTTAATTTTAGTGAAGATGCTAATATCTATAACCATAATGTTGCATACATTCACGATGGCAAAATAGATTTGATTGAAAATCCTTATACTTTAAATTTCTATCATTTATCTAAACTAACAGATTTAAAGAAGTTAAAGAAAAATGCAGTAGTCAGTTTTAAGTGTTGTAGAGATGAAGTAGATAACGTTACAAAGAAGTTAAGTAGTGATAAGAATGTCAAGTATTTTAAGGTTTTATTAAGTAATAAAACCAAGAAAAAGAAACAAGACGAAGTAGAAGAAAAATTAAATCAAGTAAATCATATTGAGTTATTCCAAACATTTATGATTGATAAACTTGGTAATGATAAGATGGTAAAGGAAGAGGTGGAGAGTATATGCAAGTAGTGTTCAATAAGTTAATTATGCATAACTTTCTATCTTATGCATATTCAGAGTATGAATTTAATAAAAGTGGATTTATCGCTGTAAAGGGGTTTAATCGTAATAACGAAGATAATGCATCTAGCAATGGTACAGGTAAGTGTTTTGGAAAAGATACAGAAGTCTTAATGTATGATGGTTCTGTTAAACTTGTTCAAGATATTGTTGTTGGAGATGTTGTCATGGGGTGGGATTCTACTCCAAGAGTTGTTTTGGAAACACACACAGGGATGGGCGATATGTATGAGGTATCGTCTGCACGAGGACAATATAAGTATACCTGTAATGATAGACATTTATTATGTTTAGATAAAACCATAGAGTCTGGTGCGGCACGTTCCCCTCAAAAACTAGAAATTTCGGTCAGTGATTTTTTAACTAGTGGATTTCACATTAAGAGAAATTATTGTCAGTACATCATGCCTGTAACGAGAACACTTTTTAATAAAGATGATTTAAGAATTGACCCATATTTCTTGGGTGTTTGGCTGGGGGATGGAACAAAAGATAAACCAGCAATCACAACAATGGATGATGAGATTGTCGAATATGTAACTAACTACTTTTCCACATTTAGTGACCATCACATTAACGTGTACACCAAGTTTAGGGGTTCTTGTGGTTATTCAAAGGCAAAAACGTATGTTCTTTCAGCAAACAAAGGTAAAAAACCGTATACAAATGATTTAGTAAACTTATTGAAGTCTTATAACCTATTTGGGAATAAACATATCCCAAAAGAATATTTAAATACTGATTATGACACACGATTAAAATTATTAGCAGGTCTATTGGACACTGATGGATATTATGAGAAAGAAAGACACTCATTTGAATTTACCCAGAAATGTGGTAGATTGTCTGACGACTTCGTTCACTTAGCCAGAGGACTTGGGTTTAAGGTTTCAGTTAAGAAAAAGGTTGTTTATGGTAAAACTTACATGAGATTTACTATTTTTGGTGACTTATCAAAGATACCTACAAGAGTTAAACATAAAACATGTGATAGTAACTACATTCCACACAAGCAAGTATTCTCTTTCCATCCTAAAATCTCCTATATTGGTAAAGGTACTTACTATGGTTTTCAAATTAGTGGGGATGGAAAGTTCTTACTATCTAATGGATTGGTTGTGCATAATTCATCCGTCTTTAATTCTATTATTTGGTGTTTAACAGGTTCTACTCCAACTGGGGTAAAAGATGTTCATAATCGCTATGTAAAAGAAGATGAAACATGGGTATATCTATCTTTCACGGTTGATGGAAAGGAATATACTATCAAGAGATTCTACAAACCTGCAGGTATGGAATTTACTGTAGATGGTAGAGAAATAGAGAATAAGGGTATTAGAGATGCTGAAAATATCCTATCTCAATACCTACCTAACATTACTGAAAAGTTATTAAGTTCTGTTATTATTCTAGGACAAGGATTACCTAACAAATTAACAAATCATACCCCTAGTGGTAGAAAAGAAATCTTGGAACAGTTATCTAACTCTGACTTTATGATTGAAGATATTAAGGATAGATTATCCAAGAGATTGACAACATTAAATGATAAAAAACGTGAGTTAGAAGATAATATTCTTCAATTATCTACTACAATAGAGAATAATAAGAGATTAATTACAGATTATCAGTATGAGTTAAATCATCTTTCTCCTTGTGATATTTTAGAATCTGATTTAGCCAGTGATAAGAAGCAGTACAGTGAATTATCTGCTAGAGTATTTGATAGTTACGATGAAGAGTTAAAGAAACTTTATAACGAAAAAGCTAAGATTAAAAATGAACCAAACATTACAGATTTATCTTCTATTGATGTTAAGTTAGCAGAAATGAGAACCACATTAAAGGGAAAGATAGATAAGTATAAGGAATTATCTTCTGTTACTGATGTTTGTCCTACTTGTGGTCAGAAGTTAATTGGGGTTCATAAGCCAGATACTTCTTCATTAGTTAATGAAATCAATCAATTAAAGGATGCTGGGGTTCAGTTAAAGAATCAACGAGATAAAATTGAACAAGATAACAATGCTATTATTGCAGAATGTAATAAAAAGTATCAAGAAGATGTTGCATCTATACAAACTTCTATCGAAAAGTTAGAACAGTTGCAACAAAAGGTTCAACGAGAGAAACAGTTAGTTGAATCTCAAATGAAGAACTTACTAGAAAATATTTCTAAGATTCAAGTTGAGATTGATAGTTACAATAACAAGAGAAATACCTATTTATCAGGTATTGAAAAGGCAACAAAAGAGAATGATAAGTATTCTACTGAATTAGATACACTAAAATCTGAATTAACTACAATTTCGCAAAGAATTGATATTCAGAATAAGATGAATACTCTTACAAAGAGAGATTTCAGAGGTGTATTACTATCAAACTGTATTTCTTATTTAAACTCAAAAATGAAAGAATTTTCATTAGAAGTATTTAATACTGATAAATTATCTATGGAGTTAAGTGGTAATAATGTATCCATTAAGTTAGATGGAAAAGAATATGAAAGTTTATCTGGTGGAGAAAAGACTAAGGTAGATATTATCATTCAGTTATCTATTAGAGATATGTTATGTAAGTATGCTAACTTTAGTTCTAATATTCTTGTTATTGATGAAGTTACAGACTTCTTAGATGAACAATCAGCAAATAATGTATATAACTTATTTATGTCAAAATTAAACGATGTATCTTCGGTATATATCATATCACATCGTAAGGATTTCACAATCCCAACTGATGGGGTAATGATTATTGAAAAGGACACAGACAAGATAAGTAGAATTATTCAGTGATTGGGGGTGTAATGGTTTGAGAGTTAAAGCAAGAACTAGAAATGTACTGATGTCAGCCGATTATAGCCAGCAGGAGATAAAAGTAATGGCACAGATGTGTGGAGACCCTATGATGTTAAAGACTTTCGAAGAGGGTAAAGACTTCTATGCTATGATTGCCAGCCTATCTTTCCATAGGGAGTATGAAGATTGTTTAGAATTTTATCCTGAAGGAACACCAATTAAAAAGGTTGATGGAAAATGGGTTAAATGTCCGATTGAGGAATCGGAGAAACTTGCGGGGCACAAGACAGACACAAATACAGAAGGAAAGAAGTACAGAACAAACAGTAAGAGCATATTGTTAGGAATTTTGTACGGACGTGGGGATGCATCTGTTGCAGAACAGTTAGGATGTTCGGTAGAAGAAGCAAGAGAAATTAAACAAGCATTGTACAAAGGTTTCCCTGCAATCGAAAAGTTTGAGAAAGATGGATTGAACCATGCCGAAAAGTATGGATGGGTGTCAACCTTATGGGGAAGAAAGAGGAGATTACCAGATATAAACCTTCCTGAGTATGAAGTATTTGAGGCCATTCCTACAGAAGATGGAGAATACGTAAGAGGGGATAAGGTAGATGATATTTATGCTACCCCTATTATCAACAAAGTACGTAAAGCTTTCTTCAACCAAAGAAGAACTCTGATAGAAGAACTAAAGAAAAAGGGTTATTATGTAATAAATAATGGTGGTAAGATAGCACAAGCACGTAGACAAGTAACTAATAGTCAAATCCAAGGGTTTTTGAAAAATGCCCATACTATGTGAACTAATAAAACATTAGGTGTCAATCAAAAAGATTGGCTAACGGTAGAAGCAGAATAAGACATTGCTAATCAAACGTTAAACCGATAGTTAGCAAATAAAGAGTGCGAAGTAGCTTCGTAAGAGAATCTAAGCCAGAAATGGTCAGTTAAAGATAATACCGTGCTAAGCCTTAGAGAGTATCTAAGGAAAGTTTAACGACTATCGAAAGCAATAAATATAACTTTGTAAAAAGAATAAGCACTTAGTAAGTGACGAAGTGAGTAGAGTAGGGATATTCTTGAAATAGAATATAGTGTATAGGCATATACACATTAAGTGATATATTATATATCATTACCGAAGTGCATAGTTATCTCATTGGAGATAAAGATATAGTCTACACATCATAGAAATATGGTGATATGCAGTGGTTTAAGTGGAAATACGTTGATTACAACAAAAGAGTACGGAGTAGTAAAGATTGAAAGTGTTGTTGGGGAACATCTACATGTCTGGGATGGAAATGATTGGACAGAGGCAGATATAACCTATTCAGGAAAGAAACAATTGTGTAAGGTTACTTTTGGTAGAGGTTTTGTTGTTGAGTGTAGTCCAAATCACAAGTTTTTGACTGTCAATACAAATGGAAACAAACTGTTTATTGAAACTTCTCATTTAATGGATACGAAGATGAAGAGACGTGTAGTTACCAACCAAAAATATGTTGGTTCGGAGTTTGCCTATGAGAGTGATAAAACAGATAAATTAACTATTTATAATGCACACATGTATCATCTTGATGATATTCAAGATTCTTACAAGATTGGTGTTTTCCTTGGAAGATTAGCATCTGATGGTAATATCGCAAAAGATGATAACCGTAGTGCCATTAGATTATTAGTGGCAGAACATGAGTCTGATGTTTTACCAGTGTTACAGGACATTACTAAATGTTGGGAAACAAAGTTGCACGAATCTGGTATTAGAGTTGGAAGAACACAAAACATTTATTACTTAAATATTTATAGTAAAACTCTTGCGAACGAGATAAGAAAACTTAATACTAGGTTTGATATTCCTGATGTCATGTTCCAAGATACTGAAATGCTACGAGGATATTTATGTGGTATATTTGATGGAGATGGAAGTATTTGTGGAAAAACAGTATCTCTCCATTATGGAAAGAACTATGATTACTCAGACTTTATGAGTAAAGTTCAACTTGCTCTTCTCGTATTCGGTATCAGAAGTACTTGGAGAAGAAATGCTTGCGATGGAAGTTTCACTCTTACTGTTTCTCAACATGACAACAGGTTATTCGAAAAGTATATTGGCTTCTTAAGTGAAGCTAAACGTTCAAAGCTTGCTAATTGTGAGGATGCTATTAAAGATGAACACGTTTTTGGCAAATGTGACTTAGTAGATTCTGTTGAAATCACCGATGATTGGGTGGATATGTATGATGTTTGCAATACTGAACGTGGATACTTTGTAGCAAATGGGGTAGTTACACATAATTCGGCCGCTGACATGTCTAAGAAAGCACTAATTAAGTTGAATGGGGATGACAGATTAAATGCATTACATGCTAAGCCTATTATTCCTATTCATGATGAAGTTATTTTAAGTTCTCCATTTAGATATGCCAGAGAAGTAGAAAAGAGATTTGCATATGATATGGAGACGGCTGCAACAGATAAATTACACTTAGATATTTCAACCGATGTCGAAGTAACATTCAATTGGTATGGAGAAAGTTTGGATTTAGATAAAGAGTTGAAGGATTTTGAGGAGGAAGTTGATGATACACTCGTCAAGTAAGCTACTTATTACTCGAGAATGGTCTATGCCAAATAGTAATACATTTGATATTAAACCTATTCATAAGTTGATTTCTAAGTATATTGAGTTGGTTAAGGTAGATAATCCTAATGCAGTTATTATTGACCCATTTGCGAATAGAAACAAGTTGGCGAATATCACAAATGACTTAGATGAAGCATTTGATACTGATTATCACTTAGATGCATTAGACTTCTTAAAGATGTTTGATGATAACTCTGTGGATATGGTGCTATTTGACAGTCCTTATAGCCCTAGACAAGTATCAGAGTGTTATAAGAAACTTGGCAAGACGGTAGACCATAAAACTACCCAGAGTTCATATTGGTCTAATTTAAAGAAAGAGATTGGTAGAATAGTGAAGAGTGATGGATATGTAATCACTTTTGCTTGGAACTCTGGTGGAATTGGTAAGACTTTAGGATTTAATATAGAAGAAATCTTATTAGTTGCTCATGGTGGTTGGCATAACGACACAATCTGTACCGTGGAGAGAAAGGGGTAATTAAGTTTATCTCTTTTTTATCTTTACAAAGTTGTGAAATTGTGGTAAACTACTTATTGTAGAGAGGTATAGATTATGAAATTTACAGGTAGTTTAAAGAGTGTGTTACAGTATCTGGAAGTTAATTATTCGAATCCGATGGTTAGAGTACATTCTGATGATATTAGTTGCCAGGAACATTCGACACATTGGTTGTTAGTTCATCAATCTATTATTGAGTTAGACAAGTACTCCTTTTTCGTGTTATAATGTTTGAAGAGAAAGTAGAGGAACTTACATGGGAAATAAATATCCACGATTAATTAGCTGGAATTACTGGGATGGCACAAGTCTTTTCTCACGAAAGAATAGTGCAGAAGAACTAACAGAGTACTACATCCTTGACGAAGATGGTGAAAAAGAGATTGAGGATGGAACACTTACAGATGCAGGTGGGCCGTTTAGAAGTGTGAACAGGACTCATTTCAAGAAGGTTGTTCGTACTGGCTATACGAGAAACTCTAAAAAGCATAAGGATATTTATTTTGTTATGCAAGACAAATACCCAGAACTAGAAAACAAACTTAAGTTCTTTGAGGGTATTTTAAAGGATTGTGGTTCTTATGTGTATATCGGTCTACCGTGGTTAAGTGGTTGGCATGGATATGATTTTTATTCTAAACATGAAGATGTATTCCTAGAAAACAATTCCTGCTATATAAAAAAGGAATGTTGGACAGTTGAACTAATTAATGAACTAATCCACTATAAACCACGTAATTTCGAAGGCTGTGTCATAACAGATTACCAAGAAAAATATATTCCACAATTCCTGTTGAGTTTAAAGATTAAATTCCCAGAATTATATGAGAATGTTGATGGAAAAACGGATAAGGATGCTAGAGAACTCCTTCTTTGTAAGTTCGTTCCTGTAACAAGGTTAAATGTTGGAACTGTTGGTGTTGTGAAAGGTGGATTCTGTTTACCTGACACATGGTACTACGATGGCGAGTACTTAAATGGCACTAAGCAAGAACAGGGTTTAACTGTCGAGATGAGAATTAAAGCAACTGATGAGGTATTCGTAAAGGTAGTAGATGTTTCTACTGTTCCTTTTGATTTGGTTAATGAGTAGTGAGGATGAAAGTATGAAATATTTTATCACAAGTGATGTTCACGGACATTATACAGAATTAAAACATGAATTAGAAAAACAGGGATTTAACGAACAATTAGACACTTTAGTAGTATGTGGGGATTTATTAGACCGTGGAAAAGAGAATGTTAAGTGTATTCAATTTGTTAATTCCTTACCTAACACAATTTTAATCAAAGGAAATCATGAATACAACTTAGAAAAGTGTTTATTTTCTCACAGATTTGATTATGCAGATAAACATAATGGTACAGTTGATACTGTTTTAGAAATTGCAAAGTATGTAACTGGCAGAAAGACACTAACTGCGTATGATAGTGATATATTTATGTATGCTAATAAATGGCTAGAACTTACTCAATACATGAATAGTCTTGTAGATTATTTTGAGTTTAAGGACAAAAATGGTAACACAATAGTTTGTTGTCATGGTTGGTTGCCAGAGAATTATAAGGACAAAGACTGTAAAGAATTTGAAGAATATAGTTGGATAAATGGGATGGCATATTGGAAAAACGGTCATGCATTTAATGATAAGACTATTATTTGTGGGCATTGGCATTGTTCTTTTGGAAATTCTAGGTATCATGGTAAAGGTTCTGAATTTGGGGAAGATGCTTGTTTTGAACCATTTAGAGATTTAGGTATTATTGCCATTGACGCTTGCACAACAGTAACAAAGAAAGTAAATGTTTTAATAATTGATGGAAATTAAAGAGGAGATTTAATGAGAAAAAACAATAATAGTTTAAAGAAAGCAACAATTGGTATGTCGTTATTAATGTCATCTGTGCTATTATGTGGTAATACAGTTAAAGCACATGCACAGGCTGACTTAACACCAGAAGAAAGTCAAAAATTAACAGAGTTTTTAGCAACACAACCAACAAACAGTGCAAGAACAAGTTTAGGACTTACAAATAACGTGAGCCATAGCACTTACAAGTTTAATAGAAACAACTTTACTTCTGTGTTTGAAAGTCGTTCAACAAAGACTAAGTTAGATAAAGACTATGACTTTACGTTAGATGATGGAGACCATGCAGGAGAAACAGTACATATCAAAAATTGGCAAGACCTAGATGTTCTTGACATATCAACTGCTGGTAGTTATGGAGCAGACTATGGAATGGGTAAGTATCTATTTGCAAAACAGGTAACATTTGTAACAGATGACGGTACAGAGATTACAGAACATAATGTTGCTTTACCAGTTGATTTTGATGGTGCAGAACGTTATGACAAGACTGCATACCCTAATAGATACGTGTTTGATTATCCAATTGAAGAAGAAGATTCACGTTTTACTCATGACATTATGGGTGTAGAAGATATGGCTGCCACAGGTGGCACTGGTTATTGGCAAATAACCGCAACTGTAAACGAGGAAATTCCTTATGATACGATTGTCGAAGTTGATGAAAACTTAAAACAGGGTGAAATTGTGGAAGTTACACAAGGTGCAATTGGCAACAAGATTGGTACATTCAACCTTACAGTAGGTGATGATTTAGGTAGTAGATACTTAGATTATGATGCTGATGTGATTTATAACGATTTAAAGGATTTATTTAGTACTTCGTCAATTCAAAAGGATGCGTTCTTTGTTCGTGATTGGGGAATGGCAACATTTGTTGAAGGTGGTTCAGTAGACCCTAAAGATAGACTATTACATGTAGGTATTGACTATACACAATACGTAACAGAGGATGGAACAGAGTTAAAGACTAAGGAATATGGCATACATGATAAAGAAACGTTTGATGGCTATGAATTTGTAGAAACTCGTACTGCCGAAAATGGTGATACAGTTCATGTGTATAAGAAAGTTACTACTCCAACACCAGAACCGGAGCAACCCGTAACACCAACTAACCCTACTGATGAAACACCTACACAGCCAGAAACACCAACAAATCCAGTAGAAGAGACACCTGCTGTGCCAAATCCTACGCCTGAACCTGAAACACCTGGCAATAATGGTAATACTCCAGTAGAGCCTGCTAATCCAACAGAGGGTAATATAAATGGGGATAATGGTGGAGAAACAACACCGGAAAATCCAACGGATAATGTAACACCTGAGAATCCTACTCCAGAAGTTCCAAACAATCCTACACCAAACCCTACACCAGAACCAAGTGTTCCAGTTGAGGAAACTCCAGTTCAGCCATCGAATCCTGCTGATGAAACACCTGTAGTTCCTAATAATCCTACAGATAATACAGTAGTTCCACCTACAGTAGAAGAAAAACCTGTAGTAGAGGAAAAACCGGCGGAAAACACTATAGTTAATAAGGTTGAAGAGAACATAGTAGTAAATAATACAAATAGTTCAACTACATCTATCAAGAAAGATGATAGAGTTATTGAAACAGGAGTTAGAACTAACGTATTTACAAATCTTGCCATGACAGTTATTAGTGGTCTAGGACTATTAGGATTAGCATTGAAGAAGAAAGAGAGTAAGTAGTTTGACAGGGGGAGTAAGAACTCCCCTTTTATTTTATGAGATGATAGGAGAAAAATATGTTTGCTGATTTAAAAAATGATTATAAGGATATTAGTACTGCTGAGTATTCCAAGTGGATTGAGAATTGGTTGGAAACATTAGCAGAATTGATAGAAGAGGAAAGTAATTTAGATGATACACTAGATGAAACTAATGAACATTTTTCAAAAGTGTGTGGGAAATCTTATAAACCTGTTAAATATGAGTTTCATAGTTTTTGTTTCCGTGAAGGATATGTTATGATTTGTTCTAGCGACAATTATAGGACATATCGTGTTTATTTTGGTGTGGATAATGATATTAAGTTATATGAACATCCACAAGAATTTTATAAGTTTGATGAAAGATATGTTGTCAGTATTTGGGAAGAGCTGAAACAGCTCCCAGTTAAAGAAGTTCATGAGAAAATCCTTGCACAGCAAGCATTCGCAAATAACCGCGTGGAAGAGAAAATTCGTAAACAATTAGACCGCATACAGTCTGCAGGAAGAATTGATTAATATGACTAAGTACATTATTAACCAAATGTGTATTTTAAACCAAGAAAACCCTACTCCAAGTAAAAGTATGGATATTGCAATCAATATTATTCCAGTTAAGAAAAATAAGAAATTTGAGAACTTTGTATTAGGTATTGACAACTACCAACAGTGTTGTGAGGGGTTTGGTGCTGAGTGTACTCTAGGTGAATGGTTTGAAGAGGAGAAGTTTGTGGAATCCATTGAGTTTGATATTGATAGAGATGATTCATTCACAGTTAAAATTAATATAAAAGATGAATCACCTATATATGCATCTGTATACAACATCCACAATGGATATTATGCTCACGCAATTTATTATACAGATAGTTCACTTAAGGTTGATTGTTTTGAAAAGGATTATCTATAATGGATAAGGCAGTATTTAACAGATTGGTGGGGAGAGTTCCTAATTTAAGGGTTCTCTCCCCCTCTATGACTTATTTTGACCCATACAAGCAGGAAGTTGTTTGTGAGTTTGGTGGAACAAATCAATATATCTCAGTGAAAGAATTAAAAGAAGATTTAGAGACAATAGCATATTACAGATTTGGAGATAGTGATGAATTTTTAATGATAAAAGATGGGAAAGATTTAGATATTAAACATTTTATCCATCCAGAAGATAAACACTTGTGGTAGAGTTAGTTAGTATTTGACAAAGTGTGTCAGATGTGATATACTACTATTAAAGAGGAAAACAAAGACATGAAGAAATTATTAATCTTAAACGGAATTATGGGGGCAGGAAAATCTACCTTCATCAAAGAAAACAAGTTAGAAGATTTTGTATTGTCATCGGATGAATTGAGAATCAAGATGGCAGGTTTTGACATGTCTGAAAGTGGTTTAGTTATCTCTGCAAGAAAAGATAGACAAGTATGGCAGATTCTATATACAATGTTGGAAACACGTATGGAGATGGGTTTATTCACAGTTGTTGATGCTATGCACTTACATACAAGAGATTTTAAGAAGTATAAGGAACTTGCTGACTTGTATGGCTATAAAATCTATGTAAAGCGTTTTGCTAATGTAACATTAGAAGAATTGCTAGACAGAAACACTAAGAGAGAAACTTATAAACAAATACCAACAGATGTAATTGTTAAGAAATATGAGATTTTCACAAATCAAGTATTACCAGAGTATGTAACAGTTATTAATTCTATTGATGAACTATTACCAAAGGCAGAGAAGTTAGATAAGTGGGATAGAATCTACTGTGTAGGTGATATTCATAATAATGCAGATAAGTTAGAGATTATTTATAAGGAAATTGAAAAAGAACAAAACTCATTGTATATCTTCACTGGTGATATTTTTGATAGAGGTGAGAAACCTTACGAAACAATGTTGTTAGTTGGTAAATTGTTAGAGTTGGATAATGTAAGATTTATCCAAGGTAATCATGAAAGACATGTACGAAACTATGTCTATGGTACTGATAACTACTCTAATCAATTCAAAAATACTACATTAAACAAGATTTTAGGGAGAACACAAGATACAAGCATATTATCTAATCTTGTGAGTAGACTAGAAGAATTTATCTTACTAGAGTTTAGATGGGGAACATACTTTATTTGTCATGCTGGGGTAAGCGAATTGCCAAAGAATATGCTATATTTAGCAGGTCAGAACTGTGAATATGGTACAGGTTCTTATGAAACAGAGGTAGATATGTTGTGGGAGAAGAATATGAAGGGAATCACGCAGGTTCACGGTCATAGAGAAACATCCTCAACAGAACACTCAGTCAGAATCGACTATTCACATGAAGGTTACATTGGTGTGTATGACATCTTTGAAGAGAGGTTAAGAAAGATTTAAGGGGGTGAAGAAAATCACTCCTTTTTCTTGACTTTTTCTTTAAAATATGATAATATATCTAATGTGGAGAGGTATATTGTATGGACAGACGATTAGAAAACATGTTAAATTCCGAGTATATTAAAGTGAAAGAGTTGGGTAATGATATTGTTTCCTTAAACTTCACTCGTAACGCTTTCCAAGATGGTATCTGGAATGATGAAACAATTAAAGCTCGTGGACTATTTATCAATAAAGTGGATGGGGATATTGTAGCACGTTCCTATAATAAGTTTTTCCAGTATGATGAAAAACCAGAAACAAAAGATTATGTTGATAATCACTTAATATATCCATTATATATTTCTAAGAAGTTTAATGGGTTCTTGGGTATTATATCTGTGTATAATGATGAGTTCTTTATTGCAACAAAGTCCACTAACGAGGGTGAATATTGCGAATACTTTAAGGAAATCTTAAATAAAACACTTTTTGCAAATGAAGAAGATAAGAATGAATTATTCAATATTCTAAAAGAACATCACTGTACTGCTACATTTGAAGTAATGGATATGGTGAACGACCAACATATTGTCTATGAGGAAAATCCATTAGCATTATTGGACTTTATTCCTAATACATTAGATATTAATGGTATTGATAAAGATGTAGAACTATCTGAAACATTGAAAAAGAAGTTGAATATCAAGTCTATTGTTATTGCTAAGAACACTGTAATTAATACTAAGGAAGAGTTAAATAACTTCTTAAATATGACAGAAAAAGAAGAGTTGGAAGGTGCAGTAATCACAGATTCTAACGGATTTATGTGGAAGTACAAGACTAACTTTTACCGATTCTGGAAAACAGAACGTAATCAATTAGGTAGATTGCTAAAAGATAAGGAAGTTAAGGGTTCAAACAGATTAAACTCTGATAAAGCACAGACTGCAGAACAAGACTTTATTAACTTCTTACAGGATTTCTTAAAGGATAAGACCGTAGAAGAAAAAGAAGAACTATTAAATACGAAGTCTATTATCTGGTTTAGAGAAGAATACAGAAAGAGAGTAAAATAACTCTCTTTTTCCTCTTGCTTTAATCATCTTAATGTAGTAAAATTGGTGTATAAGTTAAAGTGAGGTGAGTTTTGTGAGAAAACTGTATATTTGCATCGGAGTTAATGGTTCTGGGGTTACTTCTTATGTACAATCACAGTTAAAAGATGGTACAGAATCAATCGTTGTTCCTGATATTCAAGCAATCAAGGTATTTGAAAATGATACAGATGTCTTGTATATTGATAATGATAACCTAAAAAGAAGTGCAAGAGCAGGACTGTATAACTATTGCAAACAAAAAGGCATTGAAGTAGTTGCGTTATGTTTCTTAAAACCTCTAGCAACTTTAATTCATAACTACAATAAAGACTGTGGAAGGTCTATCTCTGAAATTATCCAAGACTATAAGAGATTACAAGTACCTCGGATTGGGGTAGATTGTGATAGAATCGAAAAGGTCTTTGGCAATAACTTTAATGAGTTTAGACATGAGTTCCTTGGTAATTTACCTCATGACAACCCAAACCACAAGGAAAGCATTAACGAACATATTATGATGTGTGTTCAAAATTCTAGCACATTGCAACTAAAAGAGATTTCTAAGTATCATGATTTAGGAAAGTTTATCTGTAAAGAATTTGTTTCGGAACACAGAGCAACTTATCATAACCATGCTTTTGTTTCTGCTATGTATTATCTTGCAAAGATTGATGTAACAAACCAAGAAAAGTTAGATAATATGGAAGTAATTTACCAACATATTGCAGTTATGGATGATTTGACAGATAAGCAGATTCGGAGAAATAAGTTAGAGAATATTGTTCCTTTAATGTTAGAATTTAGGGAAATAGATAAGAAGTCAAGAATTGTTTAGAGGAGAGTAGACAGGATACATGGAAGATAGTAAATTAAATACTGTTCAATTTGCTCAATCGTTGTTTGGGTTAGAACCTGATACTCCTATTGCACATGAGTTTGACATGGAATTTGGTCAACTAAAAGATAGATGGTGGTCATGCCAAAGAGAACATTTTTCACAATGGGCGATTTCTCAAAACACTGAAGGCGTTGAGGGATATAGGCATAAGCCAAACACAAATTCTGTAAAGATGTACAATAGCATTGGCAGACCTGAACTATTGTTATGGTTGATTGAGGCATTACACATCTCATTGAACCTAGATTTAACAGAGTTTAAGGAATTTGTGATAGAATTGTCAAAGCTAGGAAGAAAAGCCAAGAAACAATGTTCAATGATTAGAGAAAAGTATCCCTACATGTTAGATGATAAAGTTGAAGGGGTATCAGTGGAAGATTTGTTACTAAAACATCGAAAGAAGTGGAAAATTAAGGGATAAGGATGGAAGATATATATGATGAAGAATGATTGTAAGTTAGTAAATGGAGAACCATTTAATAAAGATTTAAAGAGTATCGATGTAAAGACGTATGAAGAACAGCGTTCTGTACTTAAAGACTATATAAAAGAAAAATACTTTAGTGGTAAAGATGGTATACGACTAGTTGTATTAACTATTGTTTTAACTATTATCCTTATTATCACATTGGATGCACCAATGCATTGGATAGCAATTAAAACACATCTACCAATCGTGTTACTTACAATTTTAAATATGGTGATTTCCTTTATGGTTGCGATTAGAGTGGTGGCAACAGTTGAGATGTATAGTAGAGGTATTAACAAAAGTGCTTATCCAACATCAACTAACGATATTCCAAAAGGTATTATTGTAGTACCATCTTGGGATAAGGAAACTCTTTTTGAGAAATTCGTTGAGTACAATGTTATTGGGTTGAAAAAGGTAGATGATAATACCTTCAATGTCATAGTGGCTGAAAAATATGGTAATAAACTATACACAACAGACTATACATATATTAGCTATGATGTTAGTAGTCAGATGATAGTTGGCAGATGGTACTCTACCATTGATTTCATCTACGATAAAGCAAAGGCACTAAGAATTAAGGACTAAGATTAATTTCTTAGTCTTTTTCTTTACAAACTTATTAAAGTGTGTTAAGATAGGTATATAAAAGTGGAGATAGGGCTATGAGAATAGAAGAATTTAGAAAGAAATTTGTTGATGAGATAGACGAAAGTAATGAGTGTGGAGTTCCTGCAACCATTGAATTGGGAACGATTTATGAAAGTTTCACAGTGTGGGGATACATTGTTTCAGGGAGTAAATTAACATTTCTCACAACAGATGACTTTGACCACAGGCTGTCAAGACCATATGAATTTACTGACAAGAGTATTTTTGATGGGATTGAAACAGTTACATTTTTAGTTAACGGTAAGGAACTATACAACTTCACTTTGGAAGATGTATCTTGGAGTGAAAGAATATTTAGCTTTGAAGGAGATTTCTAGTATGTACAAGACAAAAGAACAGTTATACGAAGAACTAAAAGAACTAACAGAAGAAAGTAGAAAACGATTTAAGGGTATCTTAAATGATATTGTTAAATCTGAAGCATTATTAGCACACTCTACCAAAGTACCAATGGCATTTAACTTGATTGATGATTTTGATATTTCAGAACTAGAGTTTAGAGATATGTTTGAAAACTTTGTTAGTTTTCAATATAACGACTTATACACTTTCTGTGATTATTGGGATATGGTAGTATTATTAAAGTCAGGAAGAAATTCGAACAAAGTATATTTCTTACCAAAAGCAGATGATACTATATTAGAAGATTTATTTGCTTATCTAGCCTATAATTACCAAGACCAGTTAAAAGAATTTATTGAAGATTATTTTGACCATGACGAT